CCACCACCGATGAGGTCGCGCTCAGCGCCTCCGCCTTCAAGACCGCCCGCATCACCGCCGCGCTGCGCCATGCGCCCCGCGCCCTCTTTGACACTCCGCCGCCCGTTGCGCCCACCGCGGCCCTTCACCCTACCCCTCAAAACATGAAAGCCATCATCGCTCTCGCCTCCGCCCTCGGCATTCCCCTGCCGGAAAACTGCACCGAAGACCAGGCCGTTGAGGCCTTCAAGGCGCACAAACCCGCCCCCAAAAACGTCGTCATCGACTTCGAGGACGCCGATGTGAAGGCCGCCTTCGCCGCCCGCATCACCGAGGCCACACAGGCCGACAAAGCCAAGATCACCGCGCTCGAAACCGAGCTCGCCAGCATCAAGGCACTCCTCATCAACGGAGCCGCTGCCGCTGCCGGTGGCAACACGCCCGTGATCGGTGCGCAGGGTGGCACCCAGCAAGCCAAGACCATGACCCGCTCCGCATTCAACGCCCTGCCGCACGTCGAGCGCAATTCGTTCATGGCTGCCGGTGGCAAGCTCGAAGACTGATCTTTGACATTTCCACTCCATCACCCCTCACCTCCACCCTCCGCTCTAAAACATCATGGCTAACGACATCTCACTCACCGGACTCACCGAAATCCTGTATCAGGCGCGCGACATGGTCGCCCGCGAGCCCACTGGCTTCACCCAAGGCGTCATCGTCAACGGTGGCTCCGAAGGCGTCTCCGCTGGCGGCACCGTCACCTCCCTGCGCACCACGGAGCCCACGCTGGAGACCAGCTACACGCCCGCAATGACAGCTCCCGACGCGGCGGACATCACGACGGCGGTGGAAACGCTCACGCTTGGCTCTTACGCCGGTGCCAGCATCCCGCTCAAGGGTGAGCAGTTCGCCCAGCTCGCCAATACCGTCGGCGCGGAGCTCGCTTTGCAGCAGCTCTACAAGCAGGCGATCCGCAAAATGATCAACCAGATGGAAAGCTCCATCGGCAGCGCCGTTTACGTCGGATCTTCCCGCGCCACCGGCACCGCTGGCACCACGCCCTTCGGGGCGAACTTCAACACCATCAACGAGCTGCGCCAGATCCTCGAAGACAACGGCTGCCCGATGGACGATGGCGAGCTTTCGCTCATCATCAGCACCGCCGCCGGCACCAAGCTGCGCAACCTCAGCCAGCTCACCAAGGTCAACGAAGCGGGTGGTGATTCGCTCCTGCGTCGTGGCGAGCTGCTGAACATCAGCGGCTTCTCCATCCGCACCTCCGCCGGTGTGGCCTCCCACACGAAGGGCGCAGGCACCGGCTACGACTTCAGCGGCAGCGAGGCCATCGGCCAGACCACGCTCAGCTTTGAAGGTGGCACCGTGAACACCACCGGCATCAAGGCCGGTGATGTGATCTCGATGGACACCGACACGGCAAACAAATACGTCGTCAAGACCGGCAGCACGTCCACCAGCGGCGACATCGTCATCAATCACCCCGGTCTCCGCGTTGCGGGCACCACGGCCTCGGAAATCACCATCGGCGACAGCTACGTTGCCAATCTCGGCTTCCACAAGTCCGCCATCGAGCTCGCCATGCGTCCGCCTGCGCAGCCGCCTGGTGGTGACGCTGGCGAAGAGATCGCGGTGCTCGTCGATGAAAAGACCGGACTCAGCTTCTCCGCCCGCCTCTACAAAGGCTACGGAATGAACCAGATCAAGCTCATGGCTTTCTACGGCATCAAGGTCTGGAAGCCCGAGTTCGTCGCCACCCTCCTCGGCTAATCAAGGCCTCATTACATCCGACACGGCCCGCCCTCACCGGCGGGCCGTTTTTTTTTGACAACGATTCACCCCACATGGCAAAGCACACCACACCCAAATCCACCGAATCCACGCCGCCCGCCAAGATCGAGCACACCGTCGCTCTTGCCCATCCTGAGGCACTGCCCGCCCTGCTTGATGAGCATGCCACCAAAGGCTGGACGCTCATCACCATCGTCGCCTGCCGCACCACGAACGAACACGCCGCATACTTCCGCCGCGGCTGATCTTTGACACCCTCCCACCACCATCATCACCGCCGTTGCCCTCGCCGGTGTTGTCTGGTTGCTCAGAGAAACCCGTCGCGCACTTCTGGTTGGGGGCGCGGCGGGTTTTTTCTGCCCCCAGTCTCCTCGTCTCCCAGTCTCCAAGTCTCCTCTTCTTCATGAGCCCATCCGCCGTCCGAGATGCCGCCCTCCGCCATCAGCGTCATGCTGAGCAGCACCATGGCAAACGCATCACCATCGGCACCGCCACGATGACCGCCGCCGTCATCCTTGGGGCCGTGCAGCACCGCATGGACACCGCCACGGGCCTGTGGCACCGTGTGCAGCCCCTCACCGCCACCGTGCTCAAAAGCCTCCTGCGCACCGCCCCTGCGAAGCGCAGCGTGCTCACCTATGCCGGTGTCGATTACCAGGTGGATGATGTCGCCGGGCAAAACGATGCCGATGTCGCCTGGCTGATCAAAGCCGAGCGGAAACTGCCATCCCCGTCGTGAAGCATGAGTGCGCTCGCCCAGGTCAAAGGCATGGATAAGCTCATCCGCAAGCTCCGCGCCACCCCGGCGCAGGTGAAAAAAGTAGGTGATGATCTGGTGAAAAAACACACTCGCGCCCTCATCAGCAGCAGCGGAAAAAACAAAGGCCTCGTGCAGATCGTCCCGCCCGCCAGCATGGATCGCGGCGTGTTTGGTGCCGCCGCTCGCCAGCAGGGCGAAGCCGCCATCGTGCGCGATGTGAGCCGTGTCTATGGCACCGCCAGCCACATTTACGAAATGATGAAGGCAAAGAATCGCGGTGCCGCAGCCGGATACTGGCAGGCCATCAAGCGTAAAGACTTCATCGCCGCCAATGCCCTCGCCCGCCGAATGAGCCTGCCCGAGCTGATCGACTTCACCCGCGATGAGGGAGCCGAGCACCAGCGCCGTCGTGGTCCAAATGGACGTGTGCGCGGTGACAAGCCCAGCGCCTTCATTCAAGATCCGCGCTACCTCCGCGCCTGGCTCAAGCGGAAACAAAAGAACGTCGGCATGGCAGCCGCCTCGCTCGTGCTCGCCTACGACGCCCGCTTTGGTTCACTCGCGGGCGTGCCTGCATGGGTGCGACGCCACACCCGCAGCTTTGCCACTTCACGCATGACCACGCTGATGCCAGCGGCCGGCATGCGAGTCCGCATCGAATTCAAAGCCGGAGCCACTTCCAACGCCATGCAGCGCATGTTTACCGCCGCCGGTCGCTTCCGCATCGGCGTCATGCAGCGCGAGGCCCCCCACGCCCTCCGTGGCTACCTGCGCAGCCTCAAGCTCTGACACGCCCCTTTCTCCCCATCTCCAAGTCTCACAGTCTCCAAGTCTCATTTCCCCTCTCATGCTCGACACCACCTTCGTCACACTCCTCGACGGCTACCTGAACTCCACCGCCGCCCGCGCCGATGGCATGCCCGCCGTCGATGTCTGCCCCGTGCTCAAAATGGACAGCGGCGCGGACAAGCCCGATCCCGCGCTCGTGATTACTGCCGATGAGCAGGGTGAGGGCCGCACCAGGCAGATCCAGTGCCTCGTCACCCTGCACAGCCAAAAGGACCGCAGCACCACCGATGCCTATCTCGATGCCGCCCTGGCCCGCCTGCGAAACCAGTCCTCGTTCTACGAATACTACGCCGCCACCGCCGTCACGCTGCGCACCGGCTATCACCTCGACGCCATCACCTATCCCGCCCCGCAAAACATCCGCCGCGAAGACACCGGAGCCATCGAGAGCAGCATCGCCATCACCTTCCATGTCACGCTGCCCCTTTGACACCTCCATCACTCCACCACTCCATCACTCCACCCATGAAGAAGCACCTCACCCGCATCATCGCCCTCGTCGCCGTCCTGTTCGCGTTTTCCGCCTCGGCGGTTGCCGCTGACCTCAGCATCACCGCTGCCTCCTTCAAGACGGGAGCCCGCGCCAAATTCAAGCACGCCATCGCCG